AAATGCTGCTACCTTTGTACCACCATTGTTTCTAAAATCTATATGTCCTAGGTCATTACCATCAGCAACGATACTGTTAGAAGTAAAGTCAATACCACTGTGCTTGAATGTAATATTAGCAACTGTGTCTACTGTACCTACGTTGTCAGTGTTCTGTATTAGTAAGTTTCTTGTACCACTAGCACCGATAGTTACCTCACCAAAGGTAACGTCTGAGTTAGTAGCAACTGCCTGTCCAATAGCAATCGCACCTGATGCGGAGTTATAAGTTACACCTGTACTACCACTAAGGTGTTGTCTAGTCTCTAGAGGACTAGGACCTGTGTAAGTTATAACACCAGTTCCACTGTCATAAGACATAGATCCGTCACCACCTAAGTCAGTGACTGAAACATGTGCTCTTACTTCAGCAGCACTAGGACCTGTGTATGTGAATACACCTGTGCTATTATCATAGCCTAAACTACCATCTCCACCACTGTCTGTGACTGATACAGCAGCTCTTGCTCTAGTATTAGTAAAGTATAGATCAGTTGTTCCTTCTACAACGTCGTCAGTTGTAAACTCTGTGAAGTCTACAGTTAATGTTAGTGAGTCTGCTACATCATTATATGTCTTATTGATACCAGTACCACCAACAAGTAGAGCTGCTACTCTGTCATCTACTCTCTCGTTAGTAAAGAATAGGTTTGTAGGTGTAGATGATGCTTCTGCGATATCATCTAAGTCTAGTGTGATATCTGCTGCTCCGTTAAAGGAGACTCCGTTTATATTTCTTGCTGTCTGTAATGTTGTTGCTGTAGTTGCGTTACCCACAACCGCTGCTGTTACTTGGTTGAAGACTACATCATCAGATGTACCAACTGCCTGTCCTATGGCAACTGATCCAGACGCGATTGTAACTCCCGTCCCTCCCGAAAAATGTGCTCTAACTTCTGAGGAGCTAGGACCAGTATAGGTAACAACTCCCGTTCCGCTGTCGTAACCGAGGGATCCATCACCGCCAGAGTCCGTGATAGAAATCGCAGATCTCGCTCTAGTGTTTGTGAAGTACACATTTGTGGGTGTACCTGACTCCTGAACGTTGTCTGTAACCAACGTGATGTCTGCTCCACCATCGAAGCTAACGCCTGAGATATCTCTAGCAGTCTGTAAAGTAGTTGCAGTAGTAGCATTTCCTGATAGTGCTCCTGTCACGGTAGTAATAGTAGCAGCATCCATGTAAGCATTTGCCCAACGGATTAGATTGCTACCAAGTTCATATGTTGAATCAGCAGATGGGAAAACATGCTGATTGAATGTCCAAGCATCATTTGTATTTGACCATAGCATGCTATAGTCTGCTGCTCCTTTTAAGATTATACCACCACCATCGGCTGTAGCATCAGTAGGTGAAGCAACTGTACCTAGTTCTAAATTTTTATCATCTACTTGAACGGTAGTAGAATTAACCGTAGTCGTTGTCCCGTTAACTGTCAAGTTACCTGTGACTGTCAAGTCATTAGGCATTGTGACATCAGTTGGGAAAGCGAATTGTATATTATCGTCGTCTACACGTGAGCATATAATTTGCTGCGAATTACCTTTGAATGTTATGTCATCTAATACTGAGTAAGATGATGTCAATCTAAATGTAACATCAGGAGATGTTGCTGCTATAGCACGGATATCATATTCAGTACCAATAGTAGATCCACCACCACCAACGTCAAAGTTTCTGACAACACCATCCGTACCTTTCAGTTTCATGGTAAGGACTGTGTTAGAAGTTGCTTCTAACGACACATCACCATTCTGTGAAGGAGTTATACTTGATGGGGGTCTGAGCAGATTGTTATCCTGTTCAGGTAATCTACGAATCGTCAGGGACATTATTATTCTGTTTAACTATTGTGTGCTAGTGGTATTTAGCGTATACCAGTCACATGCTTCTTCTTGGGTATTGAAGAACATCGTGACACCATGATCATATGCTACCCACTTATCTATTATGTAATCCCAATGGGGACTTTCTGGATAGTCTTCGTGGTGATTGTTTAGATAAGAGTTATAGAAAGAAGGGTTCTCTCTCATGTCTTCTTCAAAGTCCAACTGGGCTTGAAGACGATCTTCTGGAACTTCGCTCATGGTAATACAGCTGCTAACTTATTTAGCAGCGTTCCAGAACAGATTTCCTGCGACTGTAATCCTCTCCTTATCTGTGGAGTAGTATGGATACACAGCATGGTTGGTGCTTGCGGGAAACATTAGGACTGTTCCGTTCCATTTCCTATCTATTCTGAATAGATGTTGCTCTAATTGGAACCCACCATCACTACCATGATGTGCTCTCTCCTCATTTCCGTAAGGTATATCTACAAAAATAACAAAACTTACCACACCATGATGGCAGTGATAAGGATTATATTGACCTTTCTGTTGATAGTTTACCCATAGGTTGCGGAGATCTAGGTACTCTGGATTAAAGTTCTGATCCCATGGGGATGTCTGGAAGAAGTGTGTCCAGATATTTGCGGAGATATTAATGAGATAATTCTCCAATCCCTCCGTTGGTTCTAATGATGAGGAGTTGAGAGCACCAACTAACTTATCATTATAGTCCCATTCATTATCTTTGCGTCTCTCTATACAAGCATCTTTCAACTTGCTAAAGATTTCTTCAGGTATGGTGTCGTGCCACACGGTTGGTAGAGTCATTACAAGAGTATTGTTCAAGGTAGTTTTCTAACTTGTGTACAAGTTTAGCACTACATTTATCTGTTGTGCGACATACATCAAGTAAATCTAGTATGTCATCTTCACGAAACTGCATTAGTCTATGTCCAAAGCGAAAAGCATAGGCAGATCATTACTTCTACCCGCTTCTACGTATGATAGTATTCTAGCACCTGGATATATTTTGTTTGCTTGTTTCTGGATTTGCTGACGTTGGGGTTTACCTAACGATGGAAAGAAGATCTGAACACGATACATTCTACCACGCCAAACCAACTCGACGTAATAGTACTTACCATACTCATTTAATCTAGCAGCTTCTGTATACATTATGATACAACTACTTGTACCTCTGTACAGTGAACTGTTGATCCACTAGCAGTCTTAGGCATTATAGCATACTTCATTGAGTTACGTACTTCAGCAGTACCAGTTCCAAACGCAGCGAAACCTGAACCATCAGTACCACCGATTGTGAACGTGGTAGGTGTAGCCGCAGTTACCTCGACGTGAGATAGATTGAATGCTCCTGTAGCAGCACCAGATACTGTAACAAAATCTCCTACCTTAATTTGATTATGATTTCCACCTGATCTTTCTATGGTGTATACTACTGGGTTAGCAGACGTAGCACCTGTGATACCCATACGCACTGGGCTGTCACCTTTGACGATTACTGTTTCGCCTTTCTCTAGATACAAACTTGAGTTAGTGGCATTGGCAGCTCCACCTAGCTGTATGGCAGCACCGCCCTTTGCGACTTCAGCAGAGAAGCGATAGATACCTGTCTTTACAGATAGTGCTGTACTTTGTGTGTTGGCAGCACTACCGACGGTCACCGTAGGTCCATCCTGCACTACTTTTAATACTGACATGTTAATAATAGTTGGTTCTTACTTATTTATCCTTGGAAGCATTCTTCAACATCTTCTGTAGTTCAGCGGTACTGCCTACAAATAGAGCGTTGTTGACTGTAGAAGGTCCTTTCTTTTTCTCTTCTTTTACTTCTTTGGTTGTTTTCTGAAGTGCCATAAGTTTATCAGCAACGTCACCGACGTGCTTAATCAACTGTCCAGCTACTTCATATGCTCTGGGGTGATCGCTACCTTGTGCTACATCTAAAGCACCATCGACTGCTTCCTGTCCTTTCTCTATGAGAGAGTATAGGTTTGATCTAGCATACTCATGATCATCAGTTACCTGATCCTCACTGGGTCTGATAGATTTAGTCTTTTTGGGTTTGGGTTCATCGACATCAAATGCCTTTTCCAAACCACCGAAATTGTTATCCATAGAAAGAGGTCATTTCGTTGAATCCGAAGTCATCATCACCATCTAGTAATGCTGTATCAGCTGCGGATATTATATCTATAACTGATCCACTCGCATGAGCAGACTGTGTGGTAGCATTTTGACCACGCATTACAGTAATAGATGTCTCATCAGGCTTAGTCTTGACTTTCATAACTTCATTGTTAACTTCAATGTAGTCATTGATGCTGAATACAGTTGAGTCTGTAACAGGTAGTGTAGCCACCGACTTGTTGACTTGTGCTGTAATTGTCAGTCCTGCTCCATCGCTGTCCTTATCACGGAGAGCTGTAGGTTCTACTACGTATTGAGCACGACGTTGTGGTATTTTTGGAGTACCAGTATTGTAATCCACCTTCGCTTTCTTGATTGGTTTGCCTGTGGATGTAGGTCCGAAGATGTATGCTTTCATAGTAAAGTTCGCATCAATCGTAGTTAGTTTACGTTGATCGAAGTTACCTTCATACTCATCAGAATAGTTTAAACTGTTGAGAACTATTGGTACATCACGATACTCATTAATCTCATCGACTATCTTAATCGTGACATTGTATGAGGGTTGAAATATAGGTAGCATCTGCTCTGTTATTTCTAACGCTTCGTCGTTTGTCTTTGATAGTATAGACAAACTAAACTCCAAGTTATATGGTACTGGAGTAAATATCTTTCTTATATTCTGACCATCTTTCTTGACATCAGTTGTAATAGGACTTAACTTCCTACTACCGTCATAAGTTATTCCTACTAACTCAAATGATATTCTAGGTAGAGTGATAGCAACCTTCTTATTGAGATCAGGTTGTCCCTCTAGTCTAGCTAAAAACTTTTGTTTAGGACCATAAGCAAGGGGAACCTTCATCTTCTGAACGGTTGATGCTCCTACTTCTTTCCTAACTTCTATATTATTAAACAAAGTACCGAAAGCGATGACACACTTACGGATGACTTTATTATATGTGTAATTACCTAACATGTTATGTTCCTATTCCAAACGGATTGCCTTCACTGAAGTCGATAATGTCATCAGCGAATGTCTCAAAGGTCACAGACTCAGAGTATTTAGTATCGGTTGTTGCCATTGCGTCATAACTATGTATCGTTATTGTCGCACCGCTTGTATTACCAACAAGTAACTCTCCAATCTGGAAGTCTTCTGTTGGTGACTTTAACTTCAACCAGCCTTCTGATTTATCCCAGTCTGCTATGACAGCAGTACCACCAGTAGTTCCTCCAGTTACGGATTCTCCATCAGTGAAGTTACCAGTTAAGCCAGCTGGGACTGACTCAATGGTGAAGCCAGCAGTAGTATATCCACTACCACCACTGTCTATTACTATCCTTTCAACCGAGTCATAGCCTGACCCTTCATTGGTAATCTCAACTTTAGTGAGCGTACCATTCGAGTCAAAAGTCGGAACGACCACAGGTTTGGAGCCTGTACTACTAGGATCAGTGAAATCAATACTAGATCGAGATACATCATATCCCGCACCTCCATTTAAAATTTTAAGACCAACCATCTTACCGTTTCTCACGGTAGGATCTAAGACAGCTGCGGTTATAGGAATAGATCCACCCACATTGACAACTATCATTTCAGCATGTGCTGTTGCTCCTGTACCATCACCTGTAACAGTGACACTAGGAGTGAAGTTGTACTTACTACCATTGGTAGTGACGATAGCTTGTGATACTACATCTCCATCTAAGAGAGGAGTCGCAGCAGCAGATTCGCCAGGATTAACAAGATAGTAGTATTGTACAGTGTAACCTGTATCTATCATCTCGTCGTCGCCAGCAAAGAACTCTCCACCTTCGTCGCTGTACTCGAAGAGTTCTGCCTTTAATTTATATGTATAGTTCTTACCTAACTGATAGAATGGTTCTTCATGCTCTACAAATTTTATCTCAAAGTAATTAGATGAGAGTGGGAAGTATATTAAATCTCCTTCTTGTGGTCTTTCTCCTACCTCAATGTCCTGATCTAACAATAGGAACTGAGATATAAGATCACTAAATCTCTGCTGTGATATAACCATAGTTATCTCATCAGTCTGTCTGATACCAAACTTAGTCAATAGATCTCCACCACCTTGGAAACCATCAAAGTTTTCTAGGTATGCTTCTATAATATATGAGTCATCAAACTGTGATACAACCTCTTCATTAAACACATTATCTTTCGCTATCAGTTGTCTAGGAATGTATAACACATCCATACCAAACATCTTGATATACTCTTCAACAAGGTTCTGCTGAAGGAACTGCTCGTTACGAGTACCGTGTGTGAAGAATACGTTTCTAGCCATTATCCAATCATGTCATAAGGAGGTATTTCATAAGTAGTGAGCATTTGATCTTCGATCTTATCTAACTCATTCTGTGCTTGTTGGTATATCTCATCACCATTCATAGTGATACCACCAGGTAACTGAGCACCCTTGAACTTACTAAGGTTCTGACCCCACTGTCTTTTGATAAGTTGTGTAAGATATCTCTTGACAAAGATGTCGTCATACAGTGTGTTAAATGATGATGGATCTAATGCTCTGTAAGCATCAAACACTATAAAGTCTCCATCGTTTACATCGGTCTTGAAGTCAAGATCCATGTATAACCTGTCTCCTCTTGTTTGGAATCTTATTTGTTTCTGTCCTTCTAGTAGGAAGTATATATCTTCTAATCTTCTATTCACCATTTCATATGTAAGAATCTCAGTCTGAGTTAGATCCCAGAGATCATTCAATCTCCACTGGTATCTTACGTCAAACAAGTTAGTAGTATTCTTAGATGTGAAATCAAATATCTTAATGACTGAGGTGACATGCTCAGGCATGGTGATGAAGTTATTCTGCTCAAGGAAGTTTGCTTGTCTAGCACCCACCTGTGTCACTGTGGTAGTGCTGTCAGTAGTCATCAAGTCTATAGTTGCTTGATCAAACTCATACTTTAGGAACGTTCTGATATATCCATCACTAGCTCTTTCATTAAAGAACTGCATAGTATCATCTATGAGATCATCTATCTGATCATCATCGACGTTTATTTCTAGGACGGGTGCTCCTAATTTTCTTAAAGCATACTCTGCTAGAGTTGCTCTACTATTTGGTTTTGCCATTAGATTGTATCCACGTTAAATCTCACCCTTACATAATATGTAGTTGTAGGTAACAGTGTAACGTCACCTGGTAACGTATAAGACTGTAAGTTAGTTGAGTTTCCTAACGATTGATGTTCAATGTCAGTGAATGTCTCTGCTGCTGAGAACTGCCAGTCAGTAGAGTTATGTCCGTATCCAGTCTTGATCTCTGGAGTGAGAACATTGATTGTAGGATTGAATGCGGGTGTAATAGTTTGTATTTCTGGTTGATCTACTACAGGAGTAGAGAAGGTTACAGGAGTTGAATAGTTACTCAATAAACCTGCGTTATCTTTAAACCTGACTTGAACTGAATAAGTTACTTGGAAGTCAAGTGTACCAGCTGGTACTGTGAATGTAGTCAAGTTACCAGTATCACCACCTGATAGATCAGGAACTGTGATAGTAGCAGTATCATATACAGTCACGTTATCTGCTGTTCTCTTAATTAACCAGTATGATGCTGCGTGTGCTGATCCTGCGTACTGTGAAACAAATGCTCCAGAAGTAAACGTAGGTTGTCTATTGAATGTCAAGTTAGTTGTTGGGTCTACATTGACATTCATGGAAGCAGCTGCTTCTACAAACTCAGATTCATTAACAGTTAAGTTAGCAGCGTCTGATGTGATTGATATAGCATTAGAGTTAGACAATACACAACGATACTGATTGTTTACCGTTGGGAATGGCATCGCAGGTGTAGTATATGATGCTGCTGTAGCACCAACAAGAGTAGACCAGTTACCACCACTGTCTTGTGATCTCTGCCACTGATAGTTTATAGATCCACTGGTAATAGAAGCAGTGATACTATATGTTGCTGTCTGTCCTTCAATAATTGTCTGTGCCTGTGGTTGTTGAGAGATAGAAAGAACTCTAAGAACTGTCTGTACAGCATAGGTTGTGTCTAAAGTTGTTTCCGCACCTACTAGAGATAATGTACACTTGAATCTGTCATCATTATCATCAGCAAACACTAGAGCTGGAGTGGTGTAGGTAGCATTAGTAGCACCTGGTATAGTATTGTAGTCTACGCCATTGTCAGATTTACTCCACTGGAATGTATGTGTACCACTGGATGTTGTACCACCTGCTGTATAAGAAGATGTGCCTCCCTCATTACCTGTTGCGTTAACTGGCTGTACAGATACTTGATGTGTTCTGTATACAGTCAAGAGAGCAGCGTCAGTCGTTGCGTCAGATGTAGCACCTATCGCAGATAGTTTACAACGGTATCTGTCACCGTTGTCGTCAGCATATGTTACTGTGCCTGTGTTGTAAGTAGGACTTGTAGCACCAGGTACATCATTCCAATCAACTCCACCGTTATCAGATCTCTCCCACTGATATGTGACTGAAGGTGCGTGGTCAGAATATATTGAGTTGTATAGCTCTGGATCAGCAGCGGTTTGTTCTGTCGCACTGTTTCCACCAGCTGAAGGTGTTACCCAGTTACCAACTCCAAAGGAAGAGTTAAGTAGGGAAGTAATTTCTTGGTTCTGTACTGAACCTACTGCTGTAAATCCTGTTGACTGTCCCTCATCTATAGTTCTATCAGCGGGATTACCAACAACAGATACAGTAACTGTTTCTACCTGTAAGGTAGCAGCGTTAGAGAATATGTTTGAAGCACCAGCTGCTGATATTAAACAACGATACTGATACTCATCATATTGATTTGATAATGTTGGGGTTGTATATGACGCACTTGTTGCTCCACCAATACTTGACCAGTCTGCTCCATCATTCAATGATACCTGCCATAGGTAATTGATGTCAGAACTATCTCCATCAGATATACTAGCAACAACTGAGAAATCTCTAGTGCCACCAACAGATCCTGTAGTATTTTGTGGGTGAGTATCTACTGATAGAGTTCTTGTAACTGTTAACTGAACACTGCTAGATGTTACTTCATTACCACCAACAACACTGACTCTACATCTAAAGTAGTCTCCATTGTCAGCATTGAAGGAAGCTGGAGGTGTACCACCACTATCATATGTGGTAGCAGTAGTTACATATGATGAAGAAGTTGCTCCCGCAATCTGGTGCCATACGGTATTGTCTTCTGATTTATCCCAAGCATATCCTAGTGTAGCTGTATCAGCAGTAGCAGCAGTGATAGTAAATGTAGCAGCAGCTGGTGCGACAGCTGATTGTGGTGTTGGTTGACCTGATATTGTGATAACTCTGTTTACTGTTAATGTAGCAGCGTTGGTAGTTGTATCTGATCCAGCTGAGTTAGCACTACATACACATCTGTACTGCCATCCATTAAATGCGTACTGATCGTCTACAGTAAGTGTATCTGATGTCTCTCCACTATGTCCTCCTAGACTACTAATGCTTGTCCACGCACCACCTGTACTATACTGCCACTGGTAGTTGATAGTACTACTGTCAGATATACTTGCGTTAATAGGACCGAACTGTGCGTTGGTTCCTGCTCCAGCTTCTATCGTTACATCAGATGGTTGATCACCAATCGTGATGATAACACCTGTACCAACAGTATGGAAGTTATAATTTCTTGCCTCTGTAGAACTATCCTCTGTAACTGTGATGTTATAGAATGTATCCTGATAGGATGATGTGACTGTACCAGATAGAACACCACTCGTTGTATTGAATGTCAGTCCTGTACCTGATATATCATCACCTGACAGAGTATATGTCTCACCTGCGTTAAACGTTTCATTAGCAAAACTCTTGAACTCATCTACACCTATGTCTATGCTCTGAGAACTGTTGTGATCGAATCCATCACCACCGATGTAACCTGTAGTAACTTCATTTGTAGTAGCATCATTAGTTCCTGCTACAGTCTTAAGTCTAAATGGGTGACCACCTGCGTTAACATCAAATACGAATATATCACCTACAGTTCCTGTGATAGTAATATCATCACCACTTTGACCTGCTGTATTATTTGCCTGTACAACTATCTGACCTTCCATACCACCGTGATACTGGCAGTTGTAGTAGTAAGTACCAGGTGTTACTCCATCTGTGACCCACTCTATAGTGCCACCACTCTGTGTACCTTGACCTGATGTAGTTCCTTCTGTGACTTGATTTCCTGTACCAGTTCCACCAACAGTCTTGATAAACATTGGGTGTCCACCCGCATTCATATTGAATCTTATTGTATCTCCAACCTGTACTGTAACTGTTGGGTCACTACCACTAACACTACCACTTCTATCTGTTCCCGATAGTGTATAGTTTGAACTGCCACTAGCAGTGACGGCTATGTTATATGTGTTGACTACAGGAGTTACGCCCTGTTCTGTAAATCTATAAGCACCATTGCCAGGTGCTGTAACTGTCCAATATCTCTTGGCAGTACCACCTGAACCAGATAACTGAAGAGTTCCATACATGTTAGTATGATACTCACACTGAAGATAGTATGAAGCAGCTGTGACTCCTTCTGTATCCCAGTAGACTCTTCCGTTAGTAGTTCCAATACCACCTGTCTGACTAATAGATCCATTGTAGAACCATGTGATAGTCTTAGAGATGTATCTAGTGAACAGTCCTCTGACCTTACTAATTAAGGATGTTGTTTGACTGTAATCAAAGTCAACACCTGTATCTACTGGTATCTGTTGGATAGTACGACCTGTATGTCCTGCTTCCTCTGAGTCTAACTCAGCATATAATGTGACGTTACCGAATGAAGGTCCGTCAGTTCCTTCATGTGTATCAGATATAATACACCCATAGTTATTATCTCCACCACCTACTTCATTACCTGTACCACTGTTAACTACAGTGATTTCAACATAGTTATTAGCAGCATCCTGTCCTGTGATGCCATACCATGTACCAGACTCTTCTTTAATGTTAATACCACCCACTGATAGTGAGCTAGCTGCGACTCTGAACTGTAACTTCTTACCAATCTTGTTCAGGAAGGCACTAGAATCTATTGCGTTATAGTATATCTTGATGACATTGCTACCACTGCTGACTGCGAATGGGTCAGTGGGTAACTTATATTCATGAGCTGTGTTAGTAGGATATGCAGTTGTACTGACAGCTGCGAAGTTACCAGCATCTCCTGTCCCTCTAATCCAGTTCTTACATAATACTGGTAGTGTACCTGTACTATGTGTATAACTGTTAGCTGCTATGAACTGAGCAACTACACCTGCTGTGATAGGACCTGAGAACGATGTACCACCTATGTTAGTGTAGTTTGATACTGATGTATAAGGAGTATTAGTAGTCCAGTTATAGTTTGGTACTGTTATGTGTTGACCTGGTGCTGTAACTGTTACACCTGAACCATAGTTAGAGAAGTCTGCCCATCTGTCATTATAGTCTGTAGCACCTACAGAGATAGACGCGATATTTGTATCAACTGTGTTGACATCTCCGTCTGGATAACCTGCTGATCTAGTTCCTGCTTGGAATCTACCTTGTAGAGGTCCTAAGAAACTATCACTAGCATCTTTAAATCCGTTACCTGCTGATCTAACAAGTACAATATTAGCATCTACTACGTCTTTCTCTGTCTCGTCATAGAGTTCTATATCAAATCCTGAGTCAGTACCTGCCTCGTTTATCTCAACGTATGGTACAGAGCCACTAGGTTGTGTAGCACCGAAGGATGAGTTGATCACTGCTGGTCTAGTGTTACCCTTGTAGTTGACGTGTCCACTGTCATTATGGTTGATGACTGCTTGGTAAGCATTCATGATACCTGACAGAGATCCACTACCAAAAGAACTAAAGCACTTCAAAGCATAGAACTTGGATTGGTTTGTGACACCACACTTGATACCACCTGACAATACAGCACAGTATGTACCGTGTCCGTTATCATCTTCATTACTATTTGCCACACCATTGACAGTATATCCTGAACTATAACCTGCTACTTCATACACACGGTATGACTGCTGCTCTGATAAACCATTAAGGTCAGCGTTATTACTTGTATCGAATAGTTCTGGATGTAATCCTACGTTCGTTCCAGTCGGTCTCGAAGCTCCTCTAATTCCAGTATCAAGTACATATATGTCAACACCGTCAGCTTCTTCCGTAGTGTTATAGACTCCATTTAAAAAACTCCTACTTTGTTTTGATATACGATCTAGATGCCAGAAGTCATGTATACAAATGGCACCATAACGTAAAGGACTATCATCATAAGCACCGTAGTTAGAGTTAGACACGTTGTACCAGTACAGTACAGATGCTGTAACACTATCTACTTCAATACGGGTGTAAGCACCTGATGAACCAGGTGTACCTGCGGTTGTTACCTTGTATGTGTATTGAACACCACCACCATGTGTACCATCAGGTGTCAAAGAAAATGCTATTCTATGACCTGTGTTAGATGTATCACTCTGGTCGAAGGTATATGTACCACCCTGTACGAAACCACTATAGGTTGCGATACGACTGTACACACCACCTTGAGATGATCCTAACTCAAATCTTAAATTACCACCATAGTTTGCTACCTTAACATATATTGTTCCACCACCACTTGAAGTTATTATTCTTGTATTCCTTGTACCTGTTGCTTCTTCTTCGTTTGTATTACTCTCTATTATATCAGTGCTGAACTCAGCAGTCTCTACAAGACCTCCTACCACAGGGTCTATCTCGAATGGTTTGTCGTAAGTAGCACCTAGAACATAAGCTAAAGATCTTATCTCATCAATAGAGGATTGATCCTCTGAAGGTGCTGTAAACTGGATAGTTTTAAATGAAGGGAAAGATCGAACAAACTCTAAATAACTATGCTGACCCTGTATTAGTGCTTGAGCACCATCAAGAGTCATAGAATCTGCTACCTTTACTAAAAGGGTTGCCATTGAATATTAGTCAGTATTATCCTCTTTTGTATTTATAGAACTCATGGCTGGACTTAGAGACAGAGAAGCACCAACAGGTGAATATAGACTCAGAGAACACCTTTGGAGTAAAACTCTTACTCCTTACAATGGTACCGCAGAGACTATCCCCTATGATGTTGGTGATAAGTATGACGATAGACCTATCGTTGCTATAGGCATGACAAAAAACATCTACGGTAAAAGATATTATCTCATTGTTGATGGAGATAAGACCCATGCCCGTAGACGTTTAGAGTTTGATGAGAAGCATGACTTGATATCAAGCAAGTTCCTCAAGTTTGTAGATTAATTATTTAACTTTCGGTTCAACAACTGGTTCAACAGGAGCTTCCTCTTGATCCTTAGTTGCTAATCTTAGACCTTCTATTGCTCCTTGGAGTCTCAATAGTTGGTCTTCTCTTGTTTTAAGGGCATCTTTTATTTCTGCCACTTCTGCTTTTACCTTGCTCTGCTGCTCAGTAAAGTCTGTAATCATTTCTTCGATAGTCATGCTGTAGTTTCAGTTGGTTGGATTTTAGATTCAGCACCTAAGACTGCGGTGCGTATAATGTCAAGTGCTTCACAAGCACCTTCTAGACGGTTCACTTTAGTGCGAGCGTCATTAAGATCTGTTAGATCAATCCTAGTCATAAGACTAGAGTTCTTCTCTAACTCTTCTTCTTTCTCCCTTACGTCTTCTCTTGCTGCTACAAGTTGAGCAACAAAATCTTCCCAGACTAGATCAAATGTCCATTCTTTTGTTTCGGGGGTTTCAGTAGTAGTCGGTTCAGACATAATTTTTTACTTCATCTTGAACATCACTCCTTGCGAGAGTGAATGGGGTGGCAAGGTATGGACGTGTGTCATACTTCATGTCAGCGAACTGACCATCAGCATAAACATACTGCATAAAGGCATTGATATGTTCTTTACCTGTATACTTTTCTCTCCAATGCGGAATAGTTCCTGTGTATATTACCACATCTCCTGGTTCTAAGTCAACTGATAGGGTTTGTCCCATCCATTCAAAATTTAGATCCCATTTGATATCTCTAGCGATAGACAGGTTAACTGCTATCTCTGAAGACCTTCTGTCAGTGTGCTTTTCAAGTTCACTTCCTTCAGTATATATGCGTCCATAGGAGTAGGTAGATTGAACCTCTGCCTTGAGAATCCTTTCTACTTCTGGTTTTAATTTGATACTCATTGCCTCAAAACATAGAGGTGAATACCAAGAGAAACAATCAGGTGTAGTAGGATCATTGTACCCTTCATTACTACCCATAGCCAACAGAGCGTCTCTCATCAAACGAAACTCAGCATACAGATGATCAACGACTGGAATAGGAACTGCTTCCTTCCAGACCTTAATTATCGGTTTGTATTTTGTAGTTACGTCTGTCATAGAACTCTGGGTTTAGAACAGTAGGAGCACAAGGAATACTCATTGATAACCTTGTGTTATTTGGTATAGCACAGTGATATGCTCTATCAGGTATATAGAGGAGATCACCAGGCTTTAGAATCCCTTCCCATTCAGTTTCCATTATATCATAGTTTAGCGATTTGTCATTTTTACATGCCAACAATGAGGTCTGTTTATTCTTATATACTTTCCACGGTGTCTCTCCAACACACTGTATTATAAAATTAGAGAAGTGATCACAATGTGTTTTAAACGAAGGTGACTTACCTCTTGCTCCATATACATGTATGTCTACATTGACATCCAAAGATCTTTCTATCTCTATACACAGATCTTGTAACTTTCTTTTTATCTTACTATACCCTGTAATAACAAAACTCTCTCCACCTATTACATGGTCATATATTGTGTTCTTATCCTGACAAGGAACTGGAGACCAGTATGGTTTGTACATTCCTAGTTCTTTCTTACGTCCATTCTTGTCTATCAATTCCCAGTAGATATCATCACGTGTAAGACATGTCTCTACGTCTTTCCATGATAGGTATTCTTGTGGGTTGTCTATAAACTGTGGGATGTATACTACACCATCATCACAGTATAGATCACGCGACGCGAAGAAACGGCTTAACACTGGCTGGTTGATGACGGTTGACGATGTTGATAGTTATAGCGATCCTTGCGTCATGATGCTGAGGACATGAGCTAGCATGATAGTGCTTACCATCAAAAACGAAAAGCTTATTCTTTTCGGGACTGCATTGATATTTGATATTATATTTCTCCGATTCCTCTTTCTCCTCGAATACGACTGTCGGACCGTCTGATTCATTGACATAGTATAAACATGTAAAGTGGTCTACACCTGATGACTCTGGAAAGTCAACGTGTGGTTGGTTGTGTAAGAAGTGCTCTTCTCTAAATGTAGGAAAGTTTAATCCACATCTAAGTCGAGACAGATACCATTGATCATAAGGCAGACCAAGAGTATCAATGATGTAGTGATAGAAGAAACTGAAGTCTCCATACCATGTACTCATAGTACCATCTCTGTAAGGAGTATGATGCATACCTGGTTGACTCCTGTAAAACTCAGGAACCTCTGATCTATCTTTAGGTGATACTGTGACATCATCTAACCAGAACCAAGGGAACTCATTAGATGTCATCTTATCATGTAACTCGTTTGCTAACGAGCTAGGTAAAAAGTTTTTAAACTCTCTCATCGTATGTTAAATGATATTGATACTCTATCTTCTTCAGATAGATTCGCCTTCACATGGTGCTCAAGCCAAGCAGGAAATATTAGCAGTCTGTTTTTCTTAGGAGGATAACAGTATTCTGCCACACTATATCTAGTCATCTCTGGGCAGACTGTTCCTAGAGCATAACCATTGGATCTTGTAAAACATATATTACCTGAGTTCTCAGGAGCAGAGACATAGAAAACACCAGAGAGTCTAGACTCTGGGTGCTGATGTATTTGATTATACGAATACTTAGGATTGATATTTAACCATAGGTTCTCGACCCAACGATCACCTTTTGGTATACCGATATCCTTTGCTATGTTGTGTGACTCTTTGACAATGAATAGTACAAGGTTTGTGAGTGGTGTGTCACCAAACTCCCTATAGTCATTTGATTGCCACCCACCAATATTAGATATAGTTCTTCCCTCGTCTTTCTTCATCTCTTGGTACATCCAATATTCAATACTGGACACGTCAAGATCTAAATCAAAACCCCATATGGGTGTAGGAAATATTTCATCTAGAAACATTAAACAGGAACTTCTTGTGCTTTAAATACTCTTGCTAAGGATTTGTATTTGAATCCGAAACAGTGAGACCATCTCCATTGTACACTATCATCTATGAAAGGGCAATGGGGTAAGTTAGCATTGTAGATAGTCATAGTTCCATACTCTACAGGAGCTGATGCTATTTTTCTGAATCCCCAGTGAAAGGCTTGGTTTCCTGTGAGATTTTGAAAGCCGTCTGTATGATTTTTTCCGTCTCCAACCCAATCGTGCCACTCTTTATACCGTTGGTGACGTGGATCAAGTTGGAAATCGTACCGTCCTTCAGACACCTCTCCTTTATACTCATAGATGTCTGTTGTTGTTTGTCCTTTTTCATGTTCTGATAACCATAAGTTTCCTATCCATCCCTCATCATTAGGGAAATCTACGTGTGGTATATATGAGTTTACTAGAGGACGACACTCATTTTTGTAATACACATTACCCCACTCTGATAAACGTTCGTCTATTAATTCTAACTCAGGTCCTTGACCGAAGTGTTGTTTAAGTACAAATTCCCTGACTGCCTCACATAGAGGTTGTGTAATCCAGTATGGTAAATGATGTACCATAAAAGGGTTGTGATCAAAATCTTCATCGTGATTATTTGTATCAACAATAGGATATGAACTAGCAATCTTTTTGATTAAATCTAGACCACCCTCTTTGAAGATATCTCTGACTACCCAGTACTTACTGTGATAGGTAAAGTTCCATTCACTTACTGGTTTGAAGATAGGTTTTGTCTCTTGGTATACTCTTTTAGATATTGGAAGTATATACATCAATCATAACCTTGGAAATTAAATGACATAGCTATACGAGGTCCTACAGTACTAGGGTCAACTCTATGTCTTACCCATGATGGGAAGATAACATACTCGAATTGCTCAGCTGGAAAGTCAGTTGCTATAGTATGTATTCCTTTCATCATAGCGTATGGTTGATTACGTAGGATGTAATCATTAGGGTTACAGAATTTTATATTGCTAGATCCTTTTGGTTTTCTAAAATAATATACACATGATATTTGACAACTACCCCACCATCCATCTTGATGACTATGTTCTACTGTAGTATCTCCTGCGAAGTGTTTGTTTGCCCACCCATCTCTACATTTGATATCTGCCATCTTCTTATAGCCTAGAGTGTATACCCAATATTCTTTGACAGCAAAGTCTAATGGTTTCATCAACCATTTAAGTTCTTCTTTTTCATGTATCTTCATCTCATCAGGACCTGTAGATAGACCTGACTCACCTTCAAACTCACCTAGCTTTCTATCAAGAAAGATGCGGCTTAACATAGTATCAGTAGCAGCATCATCATATTCATTTGGTACTATTCTGCCCTTAACTATGGGTACAGAAAATAAAGGTATTGATTCATCCATTCCAATACTTCTTCAAAATTTTATTAGTTTTAATTTGTCTCTGAGTTGTATTGACATTCTCAGGGAACTCATTGTACGCAGTAAATATAAACTCTTCTTCAAGCTTATAATCTGTAGGTGTAGCTACGTCAATAGACATGTCAAGATTTTCTAATAGACTACGTGATATAGGAACATAACAGCAGAGAGGTGTTCCTGCTCTAACTGTTGTGTCACCTTCCATCAAGTGCCAGAAGAGTTGGACATTGACTTCATAAGCAGTACGTGGATCGAGAACACCAGATACTGCTGAGAAGCGAGTTTCATTAACGAAAGGTACTTTTGTTTGGAGAAATACGACATCATCATCTGCCTGTACACGCCAAGTAGTATTGACTTTTACTACCTGATCTATTGTTGTATCCTTACTAGAATCCATCAACCATTTAGTTACATCAGTTTCATGTAATACAACGTAGTCTGATGATGGAGGATTGAAAGGAGTTGTTGTGAACAGTATTGTATGTCCATCTCCATTAGTGTGAACTTTAAAGTCAGCGGGAGCGTATACAATATAACCTGTCCTCATAAGAGAATTTATAGCTGGACAGCGACCTATAGAATTAGGGAAGTTTTGTACACCTTGTAATGCTTGAGAGATAGGACACTTATTCAATCTCTCTCTATAGTCTCCTCTCTCATCTTTCACCCACTTTCTATCAAGATCTGCTGCCTTGGTAATAGGATGTAATGTATGTACAGCAGGGTGTAAACTAAAGAACCTTGCTTTTGGTTTCTTCTTTCTAAACATAAATGTATTTCTTCAAATACTCATAGTGAGTAGGTTGCTTCTCTAAGTATTTTAGCACGGATTTTCTATAATGGAAATGTCTGTTCTTAAGTTCATTTAAGTAAGACACATCACACTCTCTCCTATTAACCTTATAGTTGTAATCTGTTTTTGTCAATGGATGATATCCTAAACCTGCTGCGATGTATGGTAAACCACCTAGATCTTTGGGTGCGTTAGATATATTCCAACAGTGTATAAACTCTTGATATAGTCTAGGGGATCTCACTACCTTATCAAACATCTGCTCATGTGAGAGAGGTGATCCATTGCTATAGTGTCTCCAGTATGGTGTGTCTATTCTAGGAGAGAGGTAGTAATGCATCTCTACAAACTCTTTCATAGCTTCTAGTTCATAGTGTACAGCATGATTATATCCATCTACATCTATCTGTGTGACATGTCCGTCTCTACGTTCAAAGGTATCTACTAACCTGAGTATGTTCTCATGTGTAGTAAACAGACCAGTAGATTCTAATGGTTCTAAGAAACCATATGATAGACCTATACCTATAACATTTTGAGACCACCCTAATCTCCTCCTACCATGTTTAAATTTTATATGCTCCACTTCATGAGCATATCCTGTATGCTTTCTAAACTCTGCCTCTGCTATACCTGGTAAAGCAAACTCACTAGAATATACATATCCCTTTCCTAGACTATTCCATAGAGGTATAGTCCAACACCATCCATTATCAAGAGCGTAACCATCTGTCTGGTTCTTCATCTCTTTGTTCTTGTCTTTATATGGTACGTGTGCTACTACAGCAGAATCATTTGGTAGATTAGGAAACTGGATAAACTCTTGTCCCATCTTTTGCTCTAATAGGACTGAACTAAAACCAGTACAATCTATGAAATAATCTGCGTTGTGATGTATACCTTCAGCGTCAACGAGGGATTTTATATTACACTGATCATCGTATAACGCATTTATAATTTTTGCTTTTGTATTAACTACAGTCTTACATATATTATCTCTCAACCACCCACCAAATAATGTAGCATCAAAGTGATATGATGTATCCCAGTGCCTTCTAAAATTACGAACATGAGTATTGTCATCTACTATCTTATTAGTACTTGCTAGGTAACTGATAGGATTATAGAACTCACAATATGTCTGATCAGGAAATAACTGTGGCCACGTGTGATGTAGATAGTACCATGTTAGGAAGTCACCGTTAGTGTAATCCATCTCCCCAAAGGGGTATTGGAATACATCAGTACTATCGCCATTTTTCCAGTTAGAAAATTGTATGGATAGTTTATATGTCGCATTACAATCCTTCATCCAGTCAGTGTCTTTGACATCTATACAGTCTAAGTACCGATTGAAATGTCCAAGTGTTGACTCACCTACACTAAGAGGCTTAGTGTCAGGATCTTCTATAACTTGTATGTCATAATGTGGAAACCTTTTAGCAAAGGCAGCAGCAGTCATCCATCCTGATGAACCACCGCCTACAATACAAATCTTCATCCGTGTAATGTATAATGAAAGTCTACTCCTGCTACGTCATCATAATAGAACTGCTCAGGTGTAGGGAACTGATCTATCATCGCATGTATATTAGGATCTAGTTGATATCCTGATGATAGCACTCTGAATGAGGTCATGTCAATGTTTCCTCTCTTTTCCATATAATCTATAGTCCATGGTGTAGTAGGAGAATGCATATGTCCCGCACAGACATAAGAATTTCCTGCTAGGTTACTGAAATTAAACTGAGGTAACTCATCCATCTTCAATGGGAAATCATCTAGTGGGTATCCACCATGTGTACCTCTCTCATCCTCTGCCTGATCATCCATATAGTTGATGTTCTCAGATATGTGTCTCCAATACTCACTGTTATCTTTTGTTGTCATCATGAAATGATTACCAACGAAGTGAGCAAACTGACTCATATGCTTACGACACCTTCTATTGAACTGTGCTCTGATAAGAGTATTGACCTTACCATCATGCATAGACAAAGCGTCTGCTAAGAACACAGCAAAGTTATGTACAGACAGTAGTCCATTAGATTCTAATGGTTCAATGAAACCTGCTGACAGACCTACACCTACAACGTTCTTAGTCCAGATCTTCTTAGCTACACCATTTCTCCACTCAATTAAACGTGGTTCAGATAGCAGAGGTCTGTCTCCTAAGTATTCTTTAAATTCTTTTAAGGCATCTTCTTCTGATATAAACTTGTCACAGAAATTATATCCTGTACCTATTCTAGTTGTAAGTGGAGCATGCCATACCCAACCATTATCCAACGCTGTACACTGTGTATATACTGTCATCTCTTTAGACTTATCAGTATAGCCTGTCTTTACAGCCCATGCTTTGTTATTGATAAGGAAGGGGAAGTCATCCCACTCTACACCCATCATACCACCTAGGATGGCAGACTTAAATCCAGTACAGTCAACGTACATGTCAGCAAGATATATGTCTTTGTCTCCTACAATACTTGCTATATTACCGTCAGTATCTTTGATACAATCTTTGATGTCATCTGTTATGTGTTCTACACCACGTGGTATACAGAACTCTCTCTTCAGATAGTTAGAAAACTTAACTGCGTCTAGATGATAACCTGCGTTCTTATATGATTTGAATGATTCAAAGTCATCTATTACAACTTTATTCTCTTTAATAATTCTCCAGTATGGTGTCATCCATTCAGCGAAAGACACATCAGGATTACCATTGGTTGCTCTATAATGGAAGAACCATTCTAGGATATCACAACTACTATTTTTTGGAGCCTGACCATCATTGAAAGGATAATGGAAGTCACCATACTCACTAAAGTTCTTGAATAAAACACTGTACTTATATGTTGCCTCACACTCATCCATCCAGTTATCTGGCAGATTCATCTCCAGTGTCCAGTCACGAAAAAATTGAGTCGTAGACTCACCCACACCAATAGTAGGTATATTCTCAGACTCAATCAGAGTTATCTTCTTTTTTGGAAATGATTTAATCAGAGTAGCAGCGGTCATCCATCCTGCGGTACCGCCACCGACTATACAAATTGATTCAATTTTCATAATGTAAGGTTACTTTATCCAGTATACACGGGTTTTCCTGTTACGGGGTCTGGTCCCCATCCTGCGTCATATGTTGTCGCATTCTTGAATGTAGTGACCTTCTGTCTCTTCTCGGCAGCAAGACCATTCCATGCGGGTGCTTCTTCAGTACCCATTTCAAATTCTTTTTTACCTGCGTAGAACGTAGCGTCTGCGTCAGCAGTTGTCTGGTTTACGATGTTGGCTTTAACAGCAGTTACATGATCTTTCCATGTAGTCGTACCATTCATTTGATCCCAGTACATCATATCCATCTGATCTTCGATGGAACCATACTCAACTTTTCTTTTCATCTGTTGGTTTCTTTCCAGTCTGTTAGCACTGTCAAAAAACTCTCCATTACAAAGTACCCATAGGTTAGTGACGTTATCATCGTCGCATGTTACCCATTTGATTGGGGAATCATCCCCCTGATAGACCTCGAATTCTTCACCAGGTTCTACCACATCGGTGATGAATCCACGATAGTCTACTAAACAACTTTTAGCCATTTTTAGTTTACCTGTTAATCCTATTTAGACAAATTCCAAAATAATAACTGCACCAGCCATACCGTTAGCACCCTGATAAGAACGCTGATATCCTGATGTACCACCCGAACCACGAGCAGCTTTCAACTGAGAACTTCTAGTTCCTTGGTTCCAGTTACCATGAGCACTCATAGTTCCTGATCCAAAAAACGATCCTCCACCGTGACCCATGTAGTTCATGTGTCCGATGCCACCTCCACCATATATGTTGAGGTTTCCACCTGATCCGAGTCCACCTAGTCCACCACAGTGTTGGTATGTTTGGTTCGCACCAAGTCCACCACTAGCAGACACGTAGTTACCGAATGAGGATGTACCTCCCCCGCCACCATTTCCAGAGTAGTATGTACCACTTCCAGAACCATTTCCTACTGTACAGTATACACTAGAAACACCTCGAACGTCAATGACCTCCTCAGCATAACCAGCAGCACCACCTGATTCAGAGTGTCCTGAACCACCGCCACCACCGCCTGTAACACGTACAATGATACGGTTGATACCATCTGGTCTACTCCAAGTACCACTGGTAAAAAACGTTGAAATACTTGTAGGACCTATGTGTTTAAATTCTGCGTCTGTATTATTACTGACTAGAAACTTACCTTGCTGTTCTGTAGGATCAGGAGGTATAGAAGAGCTATTCAGTATAGTACCACCCAAAGATAGATTGTATCCTTGAGCAATTAATATAGATTGTCCCGACGCTGCGTCGAGTTCATTTGTATAAACGTTTGACATAGTTATCTAAAGTTCCAGACACATACAACACCTGCCATACCACGAGCACCTCTACGAGATGTATGATAACCAGGTGATCCACCGCTTCCAACAGCGGCTCTGTATTGGTGATTGTAAGCATAATGACCACCACGAGGATGACCTGTTGCTCCTGCTCCTCCAAAGAAGGAACCACCACCAGGATAACCAGACCAATATTCGTGACCTGATCCTCCTCCACCATATATATTCAACTGACCACCAGACCCTACGCCAGGTAGTCCTCCACAGTGCTGATAGTTACGGTTAGCACCGTTACCACCACTAGCAGACATATAGTTACCGAATGATGTAGAACCACCATTAGCAGCACCACCAGAGTAGTATGTACCACCCCATGAGCCAGGCTGTCCTATAGTAACAGATATAGATGATACACCTGTTACGTCAATAATTTCTTCTGCATATCCACCTGCTCCACCTGCTTCTCCAACACCTGAGCCTGCTCCACCAGCACCAGTGATTCTTACAAGAATTCTTTTTACTCCACTAGGTCTTGACCATGTACCATTAGATGTCCATACAGACATAGACACAGCACCATGATCTTCCCAGTTACGAGATGATCCGTTACTTACAAGTATCTTACCATTCTGACCACTAGGAGATGGCATAACACTACTAGAGTCTAGGTTTTTACTTCCTAGTCTTAGTGTGTATCCTGATTGAATTGTTACGTTTGAACCCGATTGGGGTCTCAGTTCATTTACCTTTAGTATACTCATTATTTAAACTCCCAAACTACACACATACCATGCTTTCCTTCAGGTCCTAGATACGATCTAAACCATCCGTTCGCTCCACCTGAACCAGGTGCTGAACGACTTTGGTGGTTTCTAGAATAGTCACCACCACGGGGATGTCCTCTAGCAGCACATCCTCCGAAGAAAGAATATCCTCCTCCCCCGTTAATTCTACCATGAGCTGATCCACCGCCACCGTACATATTAACATCTCCACCAGCTCCAACACCGCCAAGTCCTCCTGCGTGTTGATAGGATTGGTTAGCACCATCTCCTCCAGTGGCTGACATGAATGAACCGAACGATGAAGAAGAACCTTGACCTGACCTTCCAGAATAATACGTTCCAGTACCGCCAATACCAATGGCAACTGATACTGAAGATATACCTGTAACATTGATTATCTTCTCAGAAAAACCTCCTGCTCCACCAGCTTCACAGTGACCTGAACCACCGCCTCCAGCTGCTACGAGTCTTACCATTATCTGATTGACACCTGTAGATTTTGTATATGTACCAGATGAGGTGAATACCTGCATTCCATTGGCACCATAAGTGTCATATAAAATTTGCTCCCCATTGCTTCCTACTGCTTTATTAGTTTGCCCTGAAGCAGAAGGTAGAACAGAGTTTTCACTAATGGTCTTTCCTCCCAATGACAACTTGGTCGTCGAAGGGATTGTAATAACTGAACCTGAGTAAGCTCTCAGGTTATTAACTAAAAGTCTAGACATTTTTTAAATAATTACCCAACTACCGCCTGATGCGATTTGAATTGTATACCCGTTATTAACTGTTAAAGGACCAGCAGT